GCCAGTTCCATATCGCACCGCTGCCGGGGTGCGGATGCTGACCGGCGAGAACCGGAACGCGCCGTAGGTGCGGATTTCAAGCCCGGCCTGTTGCGGTGCCAAGAACATCAGCGGCATAGGCATGTGCAGCTTTACCACGCTCGGATCGTTGCGATAGACGACCATCCGGTTGGTCAGGTTGAAGTCCGAAAAAATCCGCAACGGCTGACCGGTTTGGGCGGTGTAGACGTTGGAATTTCGGATGAACTCCAAAACAGTCAGATTGCTGTCAGGCAAGCGCCGGGACGCAAGCGCGCCGAACTGCAACAGCGGCAGAACAATCGTATCTGCAACCTGCGTGCCCAAGCTGGTTGCCTGAACGCCGGTCAACATATCGTTGATGAAGGTCAGGATCGCGTCGGGGGTGGACAGCGCGAAGGTTGCAGCCGATGCCACCGACGTGATGCCTGTGGTGTTGAAAAACCCTTCGATGCCCATGTCGGTGTTGCCGATCAGCGTGGTCGAGTTGACCAGCATTTCGTAAGCCATCCGCGCGGCGTTTGCGGACTCAAGGTTCAGGTTCATTCCCATCATCTGGGCCGCGCCGATTTCCTCGAACGAGTAAGAATACATGATGGCCGCAGTGTTGACCGCCATCACGTGACTGCCTGTCGTCACATCGACGCGCGGGATGTCGTCACCCTTGCCGTTGATGAATTTTGCCCGACCCACAACGTCCTGAGTAAAGAACGTCACGCTTTGCGCATAAGGGTTTGCCGAATCGTCGACCTGCATCAGTGACGGATACAGGATCGTCGGATATGGTTTGCGCATCACCTCCGCTTCGATGTGGCTGCGCTGCGAAATGACGAAACCCAGAGATGCGGGCGCGTCCATGATCTGCATGTTCATTGTTTTGCTCCTTACGGCAGATAGACGCGGACGAGCGCGCCATCTGCGCCCGCCGTTTCGAAACGCGCACCAGCGATTGCCACAATACCTGCGGCAACTGCCCGTGCGCCGATCAGGCCCGTAGCGACAGTAAATGTCACGGGACCGGCGATTGTCACATCAAGATCAGCAACGACCCAGACAGTGCCCTTGCGCAGGATACCGGCCATTTCCCCGACGATGTATTCGTCGTTCAGGCGGGTCTTGTCGATGATGGAAATGCCTTCAAAGCCGACACCGCCAAGGCGGCATGTGCCGGGGTCTGTACCGCTGGCACCAACCGCGCGCCCGAACGGAATCACGGCAGTGGTGACGCGCTTTGACACCACGTCTTTGATTTGCTGACCCTCGGCAATCATGCCGGGAAGGCCGATTGGCATGACGGCAACGGCCGCCCCGAATGCGTCTTGAATAGGGGGCATAGCTTACGCTCCTTTGCCAACAGGTTGCAGATAGGCCGTTTTCAGGCTTGTGATGTACTCGGCACGGGCGTCGGTCACTGTCTTGGTGCCGGTTTTCAACGCATCGGCCACCGTGTCGCCCTTCGCCGCATCCTCTGACAAGATGTCAAAGCGCGCATCGACATAGGCGTCAGATTTGCCAGCGATTGCCGCATCGCCCAGAACCGCCACAACAGCGGCCTTGCGAATGGCTACGTCGGACAGGCCGGTAGTTGCCAGGTCTTTGGCAATGGCCTTGGCCTTGCCGATCAGATCGGCGCGGGCCGCAACCTTGGCGTCAAGATCAGCGTCGGTCAGGATCGACTTGGCCATGTCGGCAATCTTGGCATCCTTGGCCGCAAGTTCCGCGTCCTTCTTGTCCATTTCCTCTTTCGCCTTCTTTTCGGCGCTGGTCATGTCCTTCATCAGCTTTTCAAGCGCCTGCGCGCCTGCGTCGGTCGTGATGACGGAAAGCCCGTCAATCAGGACTGTCCGCGTCTGGATGGCGTCTGCCATGATGACGTTCCTTTCGTCTGTGATAGGGGAAGCGCCCCACCGCGCCGCAGTGATTGGTTGACTGTCACCGATTCTTGCCAGTGGCCCGGCGCGTCCGGCGTCCACGATAGCTATGTGGTTGCCCACGATGTTTGTTTGCCGCGCATGATATGCGGTCCCGTCCGGCGCGACCCCATCGCCCCAGATAATATCCGACGTATACCCGACGCTCAATTCGCGCTTGCCGTCCTGCACCTTGCGGATCGTGGCGGCGTCTGTCAGCTTGATCCCGATCCGCAGGTATTCGCCGTCGCGCAACACTTCCTCGTTGGTCATGCCGATCTGCACGGCGCGGGCCGTGTCGGCCGTGACCATTTCGGCGGGATGATCGTCAGTCAGCGGCAACATGCCGAACGTATCGAGGCTGGACTTGCGGAACACTTCCGATTCGTCGCGGTACACCGTCACAGTTTTCAAATCGGGCCGGTCCAATTCCGCACCGAAATAGTCCTGCGTGCCGATCCGTGCAGTGCGGACATTGGCGACAAGATAGCCGTCGCTCGTGATCCGAACGGCTCCAAGCGTGGCGGCGTCTGTCATTCTCATTCGTCTGCCTCCGTATCGCCCGTAAACTCTTTCACCTTGCCCTCAAGCCCAGGAAACGCGCCGCTTTCGGTAAGCGTGTTCACGATTGTATCTGCAAGCGCCTCTTGTGGCAATATATCCATGTCGAACAGGATCTTTACGCTGTCAACCAGAACCTTGCCCAAATCGGCCCGTTCTTTTGCGGTCGTCTGGAACAATGGCCGCCATGTCCAATGCACCTCGGGCGGGCGATTGCCTATCGCCGAACGGATCAGGCATTCATTGAGGATTTCCATAGCCGGGTCCAGATCGAGCGTTTGCATAACCCGCACGCGGTCGAAATACACCTTTTCATCGCCCGCGCCGGTTGCGTTCATACCGGCCGCCGCGATGCCGAATAGCCTGGTCATCGGGATTCCGGCCGCCGCCGCGACCATCTGCATAAAGCGGTCGATGATGTCCGGCAGCGTGGCAAAGCTGGCGCTTTTCTGATCATATGTGTCATCGGCGTCCATCAGCAGCGCGCCGTTGATGCCCTTGCCACGTGCGGTCAGGCCAGTCCGGGCCAGCACCACAGCCTCATAAGCCGCGCCGCCGGTGCGGAGCCCTTCGTTGAAGCCATTGATGCCGATCACGTCAATCTTGGCCTCGAACACCAGCGATGCGATATTGGCAATGGTGGCGTCCAGGTTGCGAACCGCGCCAATCGTAGCATTTAGCGTGCTGTCGCCCCAGCCCGGCTGCGACGAGTAGCGGTCGTCCGGCAATTCCTCACCCATTGCGACGACAAGGCGGCTCGGGTGGATGTCAACCGACGATCCGGTTGCAGGGTTCATCCGGTACATGATCGGCTTGCCATATCCGGGCAGGCGCGGGTCGCGCTGTATTTCCCCCGCCGTGATTTCGGACCGGTTCAGGACGGCCAGATATTGCAGCCCACCCCTGCCGATTCGGGCCGGGTCTAGCGGTTTAGAGGCGTCCAGATCGCGCGTGCCGATGTAGATCGCAGCGCCGCCGAACAACCGCCCGCGCTTGATGTTCTGCATCGTCTTGCCCTGCAAGCCCAGACGCTTTTCCTCCGCCTCCAGCGCCGTGATCTGTTCCGCGTCGGCCTGCCATTCGCGCCATTCACGGGTTGCGTCTTCGGCGGGCAGGTCTATTACATTCCGGGCAAGCGCGCTGGTGCGGTACATCGCAATAAGCTGATCATCGGGAATCGTGGTGTTGACGTAATGGCTATGCGCCGCCTTGTCGCGGTCTGTGCCGATGTTGGCAATGATGTTGCGCAGGCCGTCCATGATGGTCATAACGTGCCTTCCCAAGAATTGATCGAGCCTTGCAGAATATCGGAAACCGCGTCCATCATTGGATCAAGCGTATCATCATGTGCGCCGTTTGGAAAGCCCTCCGCCTCCGCCATCATGTCGGACAGGTGCGGCACGCCGCGCAACAGGATCACATTTCCACTTTCGATGAATGGCGCGGCGTCATAGGCCCGTGTGATCTTGTCGATATTGCGCTTGATCGGCAGAACCGGCAAGCCTTCGCGCTTGAGTTGCTGGATCAGCCCCGTGCCGCTCACCTTGTCTTCGACCTTGAAGGCCCGCAATGATCCTTGCCCTTCGACCGCGTTATGCTTTGCCCAGAATTGCCGGGCGCGTTCCAGCAATTCTGGTGCCTCCCACTTGCCGCGCGCCATGTCGATCAACACCGCCTGCCCGGTGCGTGACCTGCCCCAGCATTGAAACACAGAATAGTCGTTCGTCTCTTTGGTTTTCTGCGCCGTGTCGGCATAGATCGAACGCCACTCAATCGGCGGGGCGGTGTCCAGATATTGCCACCAGTCGGCGCGGAATATACCGCCCCCGGCGGGGCTTGGTAGTTGCTGCATTTGCCCGGCCCAGGCGTAAGA